TGGAATAGCCGCCGCAGTCGTGCTGTAGTACAACTGAATTGGAGTGTAAGTTGCTTGTGCCATTTAAAATGTTCCTCCTGAGATTCCACCGGGGACAAATAACATTGAGCCGTTAAATGTCAACGCTGACCCCATTATTAATTGATTTCCAGCGTTTTGATAAGCCACACCATAAGACGTTCCGTTCAGCGCGTACAACTCTGTAATATCACTGTTCGTGCCTGACTTGGCGGCAACTAAGTTTGTTCTTGCATCAGTAGCGTTTGTTGCACCAGTTCCGCCATTGACAACCGCCACAGTGCCAGAGGTAATCTGGTTACCGTTAATTGCAATTGAAGTATTTGCCGCCAATGTCAGTTGACCCTGCGCATTCACCGTAAACGTACCAACCTGCGTTGCAGAACCATACGCGGCGGCTGTTACAGCAGTATTTGTAATACTGAACTGCGTACCCGTAAGGGTCAGACCAGTTCCTGCGGTGTAGGCTCCAGAACCAGAGAACTGTATCCATGTCACAGGGCTTGTGCCAACAACCGTCACTGGGTCAGTCTGCACCCACCCCGTGCTTCCGTACAGAGTTCCGTAAGAAATAAATGTAAAGTCACCGCTTGCCATCTCAGCCGCAGTGTCAAAGTCAGTTGCGCGAGTTAGAACAAGTCCGCCCGTTGCCCATGTGTAAATGCCGTTGTTGGCGCTGGCAACTTCGTTTTTAACCAAGACACGGTCACCGTTAAGCAGTGTGTAGCCATCCAAAACGGTCAAAGCTACCGACAAGGTCAAGGTTGCCCCAACGCCAGCCGTTCCGTTGTTGTATGTAACCGTACCGCCAGTGATTGATGCTAGGGTTCCTGTTGTTGCCACCGCGCAAGACGCATGGACATGAAGACCCTCAGCCACAGCGTCCACATACTGCTTGGTTGCCAACTGCAATGCAGACGTTGGGTCTTGTGTCACAGCAATGGAGGTTAATCCACCTAAAGTAAGTGAAGATGCACCCAAGGCAATTGCCGTTGTTCCAACAGTCACAGAACTATTTGTAAGTCCTGCATTTGGAATTGTTGCGCTTGCGGTCATAGCGCTTGTGCCGTTGCCATACACATAGCCAGTCAACGTGTTTGCACCCGTTCCGCCATTTGCCACATTTAAAGTTCCTGCAAGGGTAATTACACCTGTTGTAGCCGTTGAAGGAGTAAACCCAGTAGAGCCAGCAGAGAAAGATGTAACACCACCAGTACCGTTGGATGCGGAAGTAATTTGACCTTGCGCATTCACGGTGATGTTGGCAGTTGTATAGCTACCGGCAGTTACTCCAGTTACATCAATACTAATTGTTCCTGTGGAGGTGATAGGGCCGCCTGTGAGACCTGTTCCAGTAGCAACCGATGTAACACCAGTACCTGTGGTAATTGAACCCCATGCGCCGTTTGCGTAACCTTCAAAGACGGCAGAGGTAGTATTGTAGCGTAATGCGCCATTAGAACCTGATCGCTGAGCAGTAGTACCACTAGGAACTATTACTGAATCCGTCCCTGGAATGATCGGATTGGATGCCAGTCCAATCACAGGTGAGGTATTGCCATTACTTACATCGATTTGATTTAATGTCCCTGCGATTGTTACAGGGGTTATCGTTGTACCACCTGCGGTAGCCATTAACCCTGTGCCTGTCGTTGCAACCAGGGCAGACAAAAGACCAGTTACAGAAATTACAGGGTTACCTGAGATGCCATCACCATTTGTGATGTTTAGCCCTGAAGTAGTTGAGAATGTGCGGTTGGCAACCGTATTTGCTGCTGTCTTAGCAATAAAGCCATTTCCAACAGTCTCTAAAGATCCAGATGTCCCGTTTAAAGCAATTTGTAACTGCCCTTGTGCACCTGTATCAGTGAGACCAATGCCTGTGCCTACTGCAAAATACCTGCTGTTTGCTAAGGCTGGCGTGTTATTAACTGTAACAAAAGTTTGAGTTAACGTAGGGCTAGAAGTTAAAGCGCTAACCGTAGTTTGAATGGTCTGACCATTCTGTACAACTGGAACTAGTTCAGTGCCTGTAAGGGCGGAACCAGTTGGAAGTTGTGAAATTCTTACATTTGACATATTATGGGCTTAGATTATCCAAATTTCCGTCTAAATCATCTTCAGATGTTTCTGGTGCTATACCAGACTCACCTGGCGTTTCTGTTAGATCATACGGTGTAGGATTGTTCACAATATTTGGATCAGTTGTAATTGCATCTTGATATTCTGCAATATCAGCATCGGGTCTAGGAAATCTTAATGAGATTCTTTCAGATTGACGAGCTGGTAGTCTATAAGGGTCAAACTGATCCGAGCAACCGTCGCCACAAACTCTAATCCCAGGAATATTACCATCAGGCCGAATATCCGAGTACGGTACTTTACGCTTACAGCGATCACAAATCGCTATGCTAAGTACAGTATTGCCTCGAGTGTTAAGCCATAGTGACATTATTACCTCGTATAGTAACTAATGTTAGGCGCATAGTAAATAGGAGATTTATCTCTTTCTTCTTGTTCTGCCATCGCCCAATATTTCTCTGCCTGTTGTTCACAGTACTGAATTCTGCCGGCTTCTACACTTGGCAATTCCATCGCCATCTGATGTGCCAACATGTTCTGAATTGCCAAATACCACCTTTGTGGAATCTCAATCTCGCCAGACAGAGCGCCCACATCTTCTACTTGGCGACTAACCCACAACTCCAGCTGTGGTTGAATGCTATTTGGCACTGGCCATAGTTCCATGTTAGGCTGTGGAATCGTACGATTAAACCAGTATTGCAAAGGCCTAAGCGATGTAAAACTACGGTTTGGCAACGATGAATAGTCATCTCTATTCATACGCGACATGTTGATAGCCATGGGCATAGTGCCAAACACAACCTGATAGAAACCCATGTTCACACCTGCGGATTGCTTAATCCTCCAATACGGTTGTGTCACAGTAGGCTGTAAGTCATAGTAAATCCATGTGCCTGATGCCCATGTAGTAGCACCGGGGCTATACAAAGTAACCCATGTAGCATTGTCTGTAGAGTACTGAATATCAACAGTGACTGAACCACTCACGGCTGGCAAAATACCAATCGTATTGATCGCCACAGGGTTGCCTGACCCATTACTAATACCGATAGAACCTGTATTTGTTGTTAACAAACAAGTTAGATCACCTACGCCATTAAATGCATTTAGTGTTGTACCAGATGAGCTATTTGCACCAGTACTAACTGCAGTAAGAGTTCTGTAGTTTGCATTTAGCACATCAACAGTGCCAACAGGTAAGTAATAGTTTTGTTGATCAGGTATTAAGCCAACAATGACTTTGTCAATACACCAATACTGAATGCCAAGGTTTACTAAATTAGAAAGTAAATAGTATAGCGATTGTTTAGATGCGGCAATTTGCTCAGATGTTAACTCTTCTGCAAGTTTGCCTGCACGACGAGCACCACTGTCAATAAGATTCTGAACAGTAATGACTGTCTGACCAACTGTTCCTGAAGTTGACATTATGTTCCTTTACCAGCCAGGACAATTCCACTTTTTCAGTGATGCTTTTGCTCTTGGTGCGTCGCCTTTTGCATTATTTACAACGCCAGACATTCTAGCACAGAACGAATCTTTTCTGCCTTTGTCAGCATCAGACTTTGGATGTGGTGCAGGTGCTTTTAACTTACTTCCTGTAAGCCTGTTTACCTTGTCTCGACCCTTCTTTGTAAGGCCTGCACCTTGATCAGTAGGTCGTTTTTCACCTCGACTGATTGATAGTTTTACATCGCCGCCAGACTTCTTACCTGCTGCAGTTTTAAAATCCATTGCAGTAGGCGCGCCTTTTGTCCCGGGTTTACGCATAAGCTCACCAGAACCCTCAGCAATACGCTCACGTTTTGCATGTATGTTATCCCATAAGCCGATCTTGCCGCCAGCTTTCTTAGACGCAGCATTCTTAGTTGCATAAGCAATAGCCACTGCTTGTTTCTGTGACTTACCTGCGGCCATTTCAGCCTTGATGTTGGACTTAAAAGCTTTGTCAGATTTTGATTTGATTAAGGGCATATAAATCCTCAGTCAGGGTTCTGAATGTAGATACCTTCAAACTCAGCAGACGCATTAGAAGTTCCTGCTGAAGCAATTGCCCTAATTTCAATGTCTGTCTTTTCAGCAAAAACAAGAGGGGTGTGCAAATCAAGAATGAAGTCACCATTACCAGCAACCCTAGCCGAAGTTTGTTGTCTAAAAACTCCGCCCAATGGACGC